GATTCGTCTCCGGGGATACGCTCCTGCGGTTCTATGTGCTTGCACTGCGTCGCCATCCCGCTGGCCGTGGCCGTCCTCATCGCCGAGTCGATGAGCCGTGACCTCGAACCCCAAGTGGTAGGCATCGCCGAGAAGACTGGCGAGATTGCCTATGCCACCATCCCGCTCAAGGGTGCCAGCCTGTCGGCCTACCTCCGGGCCATGTCCGTCCTCATGGTGACCGAGGGCGACCGCCGCCGCCTCTCCCTAGAACTCAACCGGGCCGCCGGCAAGACCGACCCCGACGCCGACCGGGCCGACGCCACGGTGACCGACCTCCGCTCCCGGTTGGGTGGCTGACGGCCAGGTCACTCTCCCGCCCGGCCTGCCTGAATTAACCCTCGGCTGGGGGGTGATCGAACACGCCACCCGCTGGATGATCCAGCCGGCACGGACCTCGGGCTGGCAAGTCGTGGGTGCCTACCGACTCCCAGGCCCGATTCATTGTGTGGTGGTATGCCGTCGGCGAGGATGGGCGGTGGCTCTACCACCACGCCGCCCGACGCCTGGCCAAGGGCTCGGGCAAATCCCCATCAGCCGCCGTGCTGGCCCTCGAAGAACTCGTCGGCCCCGTTCGCCTCAAGGACTTCGACCCGAACCTCCCCGGTGGGTGTCTCGGCAAGCCGGTTGACCTGCCCCTGGTGCAGATCGCGGCCACTGCCGAATCACAGACGGCCAACACCATGCGGATGGTCCGGGCCATGGCAACCAAGAAGTCTCGCCTGGTCAGGGAATACACGATCGAGGTCGGCAAGACGGTTTTTTACACCCCATCGGGTGGCCAACTTCAGGTCATCACCTCCTCAGCGTCAGCCGCAGAGGGGGCGCAGGTCACCTTTCGCCATCGAGGACGAGACCGAGTGGTGGACCCCGGGAACGGGTGGCCCGACCCTTGCGGGTGTCCTCGACCGGAACCTCGCCAAGTCATCGTCCCGAGCCATCGAGACTGCCAACGCATGGGAGCCGGGGGCGGATTCCGTCGCCGAGACCACCTTCGACGCCTGGCAGGCCCAAGTGGAGGGTAGGACCCGCGGCACCTCGCAGATCCTCTACGACGCCCGGGTAGCGCCGCCCGACACGAAGCTCGATGACGACGATTCCCTGACGGCTGCCCTGGAGTTCGTCTACGACGACTGCTCCTGGGTCGACCTGACCACCATCAAGGACCGGATATGGGACCCCCGTACCCTCCCCGACGTATCCCGTCGCTTCTACCTCAACCAACCCACTGCCTCCGAGGACGCCTGGACCACTCCGATGGCCTGGGCGGCTCTCGCCGATACCGAACGTGTCGTCGCCGAGGGCGAGGACATCGTGATGTTCTTTGATGGGTCCAAGTCAAGAGACGGGACGGCGCTGATCGGGTGCTGCATGTCTGATGGGCACGTCTTCTCTCTCGGTGTATGGGAACCCAGCAACGCTCACAACTCCGACTCTGTGGTTCCTGTCGGCATGGTTGACGCAGCGGTGGACCGTGCTTTCGATCGGTACTCAGTCATGGCATTCTTCGCCGACGTGAAGGAGTGGGAGGGGTTCGTTAAGGTCAACTGGCCCGAGCGACACGGCGACAAGGTACTGATCTGGGCATCCCCTTCAGGCACCGACCCCCAGGTGTTCGCTTGGGATATGCGCGGTCAGGGCCACACCTATCAGTTCGGAATCGCCACCGAGTTCGCCGAGACCGAAATCAACGAGGGTACATTCACCCACGACGGTGACGACGCTCTGGGTCGACACGTCGGGAACGCCCGACGCCACGGGTACAAGGGCCTGGTCATCATGCCGCAAGGAATCCCCCGATTCGTCCCGGAAAATTGACGCTGCGGTCTGCATGATCGGCGCCCGGATGACCAGACGAACCGTCCTGGCGACCAAAGAATGGCAGAGGCGGATACGCCCGAAGCGTCAAGCACGGATGATTGTGTTGACATAGCGAAAGGACGTGACTCAGTTGACCATTACGTCCCTTCCTCTCAGCACGCTCTCCCAGGACGAAGAAGATCTGGTCGACAAAATGTCGGCCGAGGTCAACGAGCGCAAGTTCCGCCTGGAGCTTCACAACGCCTACTACGACGGGCTCATGCGGATCGCCTCGCTCGGGATCTCCGTCCCGCCGCAACTCGAACGCCTCCACACCGTCATCGGCTGGCCGCGCATCGTGGTCGACTCTCTGGACGAGCGGCTGGACGTGGAGGGCTTCCGGTTCTCCGATGGGGTCGACGCCGACACCGACCTGTGGGACATCTGGCAGGCCAACAACCTCGACGAGGAGTCCCAACTCGCCCACCTCGACGGGCTGGTCTACGGATCGGCGTTCATCACCGTCGGCACCAACGACGACCCGTCCGGTCAGCCGATCATGGCCGTCGAGTCCCCCCTCGACCTTGCCTGCCGGTACGACGCTCGGACCCGGACCATCACGTCGGCATTCCGCCTGTTCACCTTCCAGCGGCAACGACAGGCCACGCTCTACCTGCCGAACGAGACCATCTCACTCTCCCAGTCGGCCACCGGTTCGTGGCTGGTCCTCGATCGTGACCAGCACAACCTCGGCCAGGTGCCAGTGGTGAGGATGGCCAACCGGGCGCGGATTACTGACCGCTACGGCCGGTCAGAGATCACCCCCGAGATCGTCTCCCTCACTGACGCCGCTTGCCGCACGCTGATGAGCCTGGAAGTGGCGCGGGAGTTCTATGCCGCCCCCCAGCGGTATATCCTCGGCGCCTCCGAGTCAGCGTTCCAGGGGCCCGACGGCACACCCAAGTCGGCCTGGGAAACCTACCTCGGCAAGGTGCTGGCATTGGAGCGGGACGAGGACGGCAATGTCCCAACCGTCGGCCAGTTCACCCCGTACAACCCCGACGCCTTTACGAAGGTGATCGACACCTACGCCAAGATCATCACATCCATCACCGGGCTGCCCTCTGAGTACCTGGGCATCACCACGGTCAATCCATCATCGGCCGATGCGATCCGAATGAACAGCGACCGGCTCATCAACAAGGTGAAGCGCAAGCAACGGAGCTTCGAGGGGGCATGGGAAGACGCCATGCGACTCGCCTTGCTCATTCGGGACAACCACATCCCCGATGAGGCCAAGAGCATGGAGACGCTTTGGCGCAGCCCGGAGATCCCGACGCCGGATGCGACATCGCAGGCGATCTTCCGGCAGATCCAGGGTGGGTCAATTCCCCCCACCTCTGATCCTGTGTTGGCACGCCTCGGTTGGACCGCTCTTGAGCGTCAACGCCTCGCCGCCGACCGTCTGCTGGACCAGGGCGCGTCCGTTTTGGCCGAACTGGCCACCAGCCTCATCGCCAAGGAAGCCAGGGTCGACAAGTCGCTGGCCGGCGACATCGCCTCCGGGGCCAACGTGCCCGGTACGCCGAAGGTGGCGACACCACCGGGAATGGGCGTTGCTCCCTCGGGACTCATGGTGCCGAAGACGGGCAAGGCGTCCCGTATGCCGATCCCCGGCCCCAATGGCTGATCCCTCGGCTGTAGCGGCCACCACGGCCACCGCTGCCACCACCGTCTCCCAACAGGCCACCCAATCGGCCCTGGTGTCGCTCCTGGCCGATCCCATCGACAACGCCTTCCAACTGCTCGATCCGGCCCAACCGTCGTCGTGGGACACGTTCATCGCCGCCATCACGGCGCTGATCCACCACTTCGGACTGGTGTCGGGTACCCAGGCGGCCAACTACTACGAGGCCGAGCGCAAGGCCGCCGGCATCCCCGGCACGTTCACCGTGCGAGTTGCCCCGACGGCCGCTGCCGACAAGATCGACACGGGTATGCGGTGGGCCACGAAAGACCTGTGGCAGCCGAACCCCGACCTCGGATCGATCCTGAGCCTCGTCACCGGGGTGGCCGAGAAGGACATCCTCGACACCGGCCGCGACACCATCCTCCAAGCCGTCCAATCCGACCGGAAGTCGAAGGGCTGGGCACGGGAGACCGAGCCTGGCTGTTGTTCGTTCTGCGCCATGTTGGCAGTCCGAGGGGCTACGTATCGCTCTGAGTCGTCAGCGGGCTTCCAAGCACACAGCAATTGCCGCTGCTTCGTCCTGCCGATCTTCACGTCCTTCGAGCCGTCCGCACAGGTGCGTGGCTGGCAATCGCTGTACCAATCCAGCACCCAGGGCGTTCGTGGCGGAGCGGCGATGCGTAACGCATTCCGCAAAGCCTACGAAGCCCAGCAACCTCCCGCTTGATGCGGGAGTAACCCGACCCTGGAGGTCACCCAATGCCAGAAGCAACAACCATCACCGACGCCGGCGAGACTGATACCAGCGCCGGTGGCGAAAACAACAACGACACCGACCCAGACTCAGGACTCGACGAGCACGCGTCCCAAGTCATCGGAGCCGTCCGTAAGGACTTCAAGCGTGAACGTGCCCAGCGGCAGGCCGCCGAGCGCAAGGTTGCCGAGTTTGAGCGACAGGCCCAAGAAGCCGCCGACGCGAAGAAGACCGCCGAGGAAAGGGCGCAAGAAGCCGCCACCCACTCCGAGGCCCGCGCCCAAGCCTTCCGGGACCGAGCGGTCAAAGCCGAAGTGAAGGCGCTCGCCGCCTCCGACTTCGCCTGACCCGGAGGATGCCTCGGCGTTCCTCGACCTCGGCGGCTACGTCAACGACGACGGCGACGTGGACATGGACGCCATCAAGTCCGACCTCGCCGATCTGCTCGACCGCAAGCCCCACCTGGCCAAGTCCGACCGACCCGGTCCTAAACCCGACCTCTCGCAGGGGTCGGGAGGAAACAACCGTCACGACGCATCCCCCTCGGACACTTTCGCGTCCTGGTGGAAGGCGACCTCACCGCGTTAACCCCTCCTGCTCCATCTCGGGGCCGGTACTAAACGAAAGGCAGCACCATGGCTCCCGTAACCCTGTCAGGGGTCAACTCGACCCTTCTCCCCCCGGAAATCACCGGGCCGATCTTCACCAAGGCCGTCGAGCAGAGTGCAGTCATGCGCCTTGCCCGCCGAGTGCCCCTGTCGGTGACCGCCCAGACGGCCATCCCGATCCCGCTCGATGTCCCGGTTGCGGACTGGGTGGTTGAGGGTGGCAAGAAGCCAGTGTCATCGTCCGGCGTGAACGTCAAGACGATGGCCGGCAAGAAGGTCGCCGTCCTTATCCCGGTGTCCGAGGAAGTGGCGAATAACAACCCCGCCGCCCTGTGGACGCAGCTCCAGTCCGACCTGCCTACCTCGATCGCACGGGCGTTCGACCATGCGGCCATCCACGGCACCACCGTCTCCGGTGAGACCGGGCCGTTTGCCGACTTCCTGGCTTCTACGTCCAAGGAGGTCAAGCTCGGCACCGCCGCCGCCGCCGCCGGTGGGATGTACACCGACATCGTGAATGGCGAGAAGTTGGTGGAGGACGACAACTGGGACTTCTCCGGTTTCGTGGCCGACCCCCGCATCCGCACGGCGTTGAAGCTCTCCACCGACGCCTACGGTCGTCCGCTCTTCACCCCCGACGTGATCTCGGGCACTGGCATCGGTGACGGTGCTTCCGGTTCCGGCTCGCTCGACGGCTTTCCCATCGCCTACAACCGCGGCGTGTCGGGCAAGCTCTACCGGCAGTCCAACGCCAACAGCCGGACCGTGACCGATGGGGTCACCACCTCAGCATCCACCACCATCACCTCCGCCTCGGCCGGGTTCTACGCCGGGGACGTTGGCAAGACGGTGACGGGCCTCGGCATCCCGACCAGCACCACCATCGCCTCGGTGACCAACGCCACCACAGCGGTGCTCAGTGCGGCCGCCACGGCCACGGGGACGAAGGTGTCCCTGACCGTTGCCGGTTCGGCTGACTCACTGCTCCGGGCGATGGGCGGGGACTGGTCGCAGGCCGCCTACGGCGTCGGGATGGACATCACCATCAAGCGCAGCTTCGAGGCGTCCTACGTGGACACCGACGGCACGACCCACTCGGCCTTCCAAGAGAACTTGGTCCTGATCCTGGCCGAGGCGTACTACGGGTTCGTCGTCGGCGAGACGGAGGCGGTTCGTCCGCTACATGGACAGCACCTACTCCGGTAGCTGATCCAGTCCACTCGCCGGGACGGTGGGGCAATCTTCCTCCTCCCCACCGTCCCGGCGCCCTGGCTTGAGAGGAAAAGTCTGTGACGCTTGCCGTGACCACAACCGATATGGACACTCTGCTCTCGCTCGGTGGGAACATCGACACTCCCCGGGCCACGCTGGTCCTCAGCCTGGCCCAGGATATGTGCTCGGCGATTGTCACCCCTATCCCCGACAACGCTCGGGCGGTGGTCTACTCGGTCGCCATCCGCGCCTACACGAACCTGGAAGGCGTGTCTGGCGAGACGACCGGCCCGACCTCCGTCCAGTACGGACCAGGCGCTCTCGGCGGCATCAGCATGACCAAGCGGGAAGTCGCCGTCCTCAAGATGCTCGCGGGCGTGGGTGGTGCATTCACCATCGACCCGACCCCCTCCGACGCCGGTCAGAACCTCTACCCCTGGGATCTCAACATCTGGTGGCTGCAAGGTGAGGATCAGGCCATGTCGATGGGAGAGGACACGACCGACCCGGCCAACATCGGGATGTGGATGTGAGCCCTCTGGCCTTCCCGGAGACGGTCACTGTCATTCGTCAGACGGTCGACGCCTACGGCGACACCACGGCCGGGGCATCCCACGAGATAGAGGATTGCGCTGCGTGGCCGACCACCAGCACCGAGACAGTGGCCGGCGGCCAGGACGTGGTGATCTTCGGACTCACCCTCTGGCTTCCACCAGGTTCTGACATCCTCTCCACCGACAAGGTGACCGTCCGAGGCACCACCTATGACGTGAACGATCAGCCGGCGCTCTATAAGAACCCGCACACCGGGACGTCCGGCATCGAAGTCCTTCTCACGGCAGCGACGGGGTAACCATGACCACCACTTTCAGGCCCAACTTTCCAGCGTTCGACGCCATGGCCGTAGGGCCAGAGGTCCGTGCCATCGTCCTTTCTGTCGCTGAGGAAGCTAGG